AGTCCATTTCGGTTTTGCTGTGAGGGTGGTACCGAATATATCGGTGATAACTGCTGAAGAATTGGCGTGGAGCCACGCCCAAGAAGTTCCACCCCAGAAGCGTAATCCTGATTGCCCGAGGACTGTTGGTTCATCGGTTTGTGTTACCCATGAGAAAGCATCCAAGGGAAGCATCATGTCAACGGAACTCGAAGAGGCGTCATCCATGTACGCCTTTGCGTTTCCGTCGTTCATCTTCCAGTAACCTTTGATGCCGCTTCCAAGCGTATCGGACAGTTCCGAGTTGTGAAGATCAAAGGCTCCGCTCGCGGAGACGAGTGAGGAGACGGCTGCCGCTGTCGTCCCCGTGTTGTACCTCAGCTCCGCGAGCGAAGCGGTACAATAATCTGTATTGAGAACGTTTGCGGCTGTTTCCGAAACTCCGACAACGATATCCGCCGTCTCAACGTTGAAGGTCGTAATCGCTGTCGTTGTTGCCGAGTCCGTTCGTGTTCCGTCAAAGGCATAACGCGAGAACCGCGAAGCGACTCCCGTTCCTCCAGGAGTACAGAACTCGAAGTAGTTGTAGATCCCAACCGGAGTCGGAGTCGTCCCACCATCTCCCGCGTCGATGGAGAAGGTTCGGGTGTTTCCACCACCACCCGAGTCCCGGATCAGGAACTCCCAAGCCCCCAAGGCTCCCGTTCCACCTGTCGCATTGTACTGGAGCCTCCAGCCCAAGGAGCCTGCCGTGCCGTACCCCTTGGAGACGACGGTAACGGTCCCTGCCGTGGGGCGACCACGAAGGACGACCGCGATGCCTACGTAGAGGAAGGTCTTCCCTGAAACCGTGTGGTACGTGCTGGTGTAGGGGATCCTCCCGTAGTTGGTCCTGCCATCGAACCGGGCAGAAGCCACCTTCAGAGGATCGGAGTGAACACGAGAGAACCCCAACCGGCGCTTGTGCGTCCGGGAAGAATAGTCGATGTTCAGAACGTCAGGGCACTCAATCCGAGAGAGCTGTACCGGCGCATTTCGCGTCGATAGTCCCGCGAACCGATCGACCCGCGATTGTACCGGATGCCAAGCCATAGGCTAAACAGGGGGTGTTATGGATTGATACCTAGAAACCTTACCCCGCATGGCCCCAACTGGACCTTGGTAAGGAACTCGGGATTGAGCCCGAGAGATTGTCGGCGTGTTCTTGGCCTTCGCTTCTGCGATGCACTGCTCCCAACGACGTGCAAAGACTTCATACTCAGAGACGGTGTTCATCTCCCGCGTGAAGTAATACATCGCCCCGTCAAGCAAATGATGGTGATACTCAGCAGGAAGGCGCTTATCAATAATAGTTGCGTCGTTCCCATCATAAACTTTCGCTGGATAGGTGAGGTAGTGGTACTTGATCGTTCGTACTGAGGTTGGTGTAGGCCAAAGACGAACCTGCATCAAACCTGTCGAAGCATTTCGTTCACGGAGAAGATAGTTCCGAGGGTCACCTGTCTGCTGCGTTCGCTCCAGCTCGTAGGAACGAAACTCCATCTCCGTCATCTCATAGAGAGTGCGGTAGTCCGCAGCAGCGAAGTAGACTCCAGGTTCCAACATCCGGCAGAAGTCATCAGCCAGATAGTAATCGGCTGTTCCGTTTGCTGTCGCAAAAGAGCTATCCACTCGGAACGCTGTCAATTCCGCCCGAGATACGAGTTCCCGAAGAGCGGTGTGGACAGCCCAACGGTACTCAGGTACCCGGTCCGTATCCGGTGATGCTGAATTGGTCAGCAAGAACGAGATGCGGTTTGTCAGCGTTCCGAGTGTAATAGACTCAATAGCCATATCACTTCTTCAGGATAATCGGCTGTGTCGTAGGTACGTGTTGGGTAGCGAGCTTCTTCTTGAACTCTGCCAACTTGGCTTCCATGTCCACCGTCTCGATAGCCTGCTTCGCGTTGGCATCCGCGACGTAGACATCAGGACCGGAAGCGAAGATCAGTTGTTCCTTCTGCGAAAGCATGTCCATTCCAAAGAGAGTCGCAAAACCCTCCTTCAAAGAACAGGAATTCTTCTCGCAATGCTTGAACAACTGCTTGACTTGGTTGTAATCAAGTTCAGGAAGATCATTCGGATTGTCGATCGAATTGGCACGTTCCGTACACCCATGCCAAATTCCCGCTGCGTCTACGTTGTGATCGTAGAGAGCTGGAAGAACGATAACCCGTCCTTGTGCATAGTCGAACGCGAAGTGACGCTGAATCCACGGAACGGTATACCGCCGTGACTTCTTCGTCGGATCGTCGTGAGGATCGGAGCACCAAGGAACAGACTGATAGGACTTAGCAATGGGTTCAGAGTTCAGTGTAGTTGTCATAGAAACCACTCGCGATACGCGCACGTTCTTCTTTAGTAATAAGAACGGCCAAAGGTTCTATAGAAGAATCGTGCCCGCATTTACGACACGCACCCGCACCATCCGTAAGCATAATCGTATGCTTAAAGAAATCTACGCGATCCAACCATCCGCAGCGGTGGCAACGATGAAAATCGTAACCGCCGTCTGGCGGCACAGACGGAAGATTACTTTCCATTAGATTCCTCGCACAAACATACGAATGACCGACGATCCCGGGGCAAAGGTAATAGACCCCGTGGAGGTACCAAACAAAGCCGTCCTCGTCAGCGTATTAGTGGCCGATTCCGACGATGTTTGAAGTGCCATTGCGTACGAAAGGTTGCCAGATAGGGCGGCTCCACGCCCAAGAGCACCCGCCCCGTTGGCCCCACCCATCACAAGAGGAGCACCGATTCCAACTTGAGAGTCATTGGTACCGATTGAGTACCGTCCAAATCCAAAACCTTCCTTAAGCAAGGGAACAATATCGCCGGGAATAGCCCCTAAATTCGGCATCAAAGAAGACGTAATACTAGAGTTTGTCAGCGTAAGAGATCCACCGATTCCTTGGTAGAAACCGAGTAGCATATTCTCTTGACCGCTTGTAGTAGACGCCGTTGCGCTGGAGGTAGCCGTCGAACGCGCTCCGCGAATACCGGATAGACTGTTCGACGCACTAGCCGTTGCCCACACCGTATCAAGAACAACAGGCTCACCGGGCAATACAGGTTCGATGGCTGTATTTGCGCTGATAATTACCCAGCGATAAACATTGAGAATCTTCTGCGGAGAAAGGGCTAAATCCGAGCGGATATCCACGCCTTGAACAACAGGAATCTGCATTTGAAATCACCTCCTCCAATCAGAGGCCGTAGTTGAACGCGACGCCGAAATACTTGGGATTGTCCACAATGAGCTGACCACGGAAGAGAACCTGCGCAGCAGCCGCGAGCTGCCCTGCGTTTCGGTTCCACTCGGTCAAAGCTAGATCACCCTCAACGTCCACTTCCATGCGCATGAACGACGTGTTCAAGAGATAGAGGTTAAGAACCGTTGAAGCAAGACTATTCGTCAAGCCCGACTGATTCGTGCGCTCGTAGGACAACCACAAGGCACCCTTGAAGTACCGCGTCGAGAAGCCGAGGTTCGCGGCCTGTGCTGATTCATCACTACGCTGAATGTTAATCAGTGCCGCAGCCTGCCGCTCGTAGTCTTCGGCAGGAGCACGACCCGACAAAATAATGTCGGGATACTCGTTTCCATAGCAGAGAATATCGTAGAAGTGGTTAAACGCGCGGTAACCGCCGTTTGTCGCTAACGAGAAGTCAGCGGCATTGGTTCCTGCTGTACTCGCGATAAGGTTAACCGATGCGTTCTCGAAGCCGGTTCCGGTGACATCTTCAGCCGTAAAAGCTGCTCGCGCAATACCGGCGTAGGTAGAGTTATCTGCCTGACGGAATTGCCAAGGAGCGGCACCGACAAGATTGGCCAAGCCAGTAGCCGTTGAACGTTGCTCCTTCGGAAAAATGATCTGCTCAAGACCAAAGATCGAAGCTGCATCGTTGATCGTTCCCCAGTAGATATCCTGGTCGATCGTTTCACCGACCTGCGCACCAGCCTTGTAAAGGCGTGTCTTCGCAAGATCGATCATCTGATAGGGATCACGGATCTTCTTCTCTTCTACCCAGCTCATCGCGACAGGAGCAGCGTAGTTCGAATACTCGATGTAGTACGCCTGTGCTCCCTTCGCAGCCACCGTTGGAAGAGTCTCATATCCCGTGGTGAACCGCGTGACAGGAACGTCACGAGATTCAATCATCGGGTTGATCTCTGCCATCGGCAGACGAGATTCCTTGTAGATATTCATCGCCTTGAAGAGATTCAAGGCCTTGATGTCACGACGAACCAGATCTTGAACGGTTTTATTATACCGCTCAACAGCGTGCGTGAACTGTGTGCTCAACGCACCGCTGCCCGGACGACTGGCAGTAGCCATAGTTTAATTACCCCTTGAAAAACCGGTTTGCAAAGTAGCGATTGGAGCCACTTCGCTTGTCAATTTCAAACAACTCTGCGGCGATCTCATCATCGCTCGGCGCGTTGCCATTCGAAATCGGCACAGTTTGTCGCGGAGACGTAGCCGGGATACGTGTCTGGGTACCGTTCGCACGCTTCTCTTCTTGTGCATGTCGTTGCTGTTCTAGCAAGACCTGACCGTTTGAAGCGACGAGTAGGGCCTGTTCGTACGTCAATCCCTTTTCGCGGGCGATAGCTGTAGCCTTATCGTGATACTTCGACGCCGTTGGATACTTTTTGGTGATCGTATCCACTTCCTGCGTAGCCTGTGTCCTTGCCATGTTATCGAGGAACTGTTGGTAAGGACGAAGTTCTGGAAGAAGACCTTCCCTAATGACGTGCATCATCAGTCCAGTCAGCGATTCCAGATGTTCAGGCTTGTAAGCCTCCTTCAACTGGTTTGGAACTGACTGGACAATGCGCTGGAGAGAGTTCTGTGCCTGTGCCTGAGGATTTCCTTGAAGCTTCTTCAGGGCCGTCACCGCAGCAACGGGATCCTCCGATTGCATCAGCAGCTCGAAGGCTTGGGCTTTCTTCGCTTCTTCGCCACTTTGACCTCCTTTCGCTTCAATCTCGGCAAGCTTTTTCTGGAGAGCGTTCATCTTTCGAGAAAAGCCCTTTTGAAGACTCTTCTTGAAATCAACGACCTCTTGGGAATCCGTAGGAAGAATCTTCTCGAAGTCTTCCTGCGGCTCATTATCCGTAGGCTGAGTCTGAATCCCTTCGGCGGCAGCCTCCGGCGATGACGTGTCTACTGAAGGCGCAGTTTCGGTAGGCCAGCTTTGGGCCAGCTCGTTGACAACCTGCGCATCCAAACTGCCTTCAGCCGGAATTTCGGGAACCATAATCAGTGGTTATCCTTCGGATAGCCCTTTGTTCCACGGTTAGCCTTGCCAATCGGATTACCGCAGACGAATCCAGGTTCGAATCCAGTGCGGAACGGTGCAACACCAGACTGGTGACAAGCAGCATACGCCGTGGTATCACGCATAGCCTTAATAATCATTTTGGTACCTCAAATTCGTAGTTACGACAGTACATTTCCATCTCGGCATGGTTCCGAAATGGACGCGGACCAGACCGCCCGTCCGGTAGCACAGTATAACCGGGCCACTCTTTAGCGGCAACTTTGCTCTTGAAGTCCTCAAGAACGTCAACTTTACCTCTTAGGTAGAGACGTTGCACTCTTTCTACCAGATGGCGATTCGGATCCGTGTTGTCGATCACGTTGATATTGATCTTCTCCTCGTCCTCTTGGATCTTCTTGCCGGTATCTTCCAGCAGATCGTTCCACGACTTGAGAAGGTCTTGACCATCATCCTTGCGAACTGGCACTGCTCACCTCCGCATTTGAAGCGTTCTGGGCTGTCCTTGGGGGACTTCCCCCGTTCTGTCCTGGTTGCCCTCCCCCCTGCATCTGACCCATGAGAGCCATCTGCATCGCCATCTGGGAGAACTGCTGGCCGGAGAGGTTCATCAGGACCGATGACCCGTCCTTGACCCCACGAGCCTCCAAGAGCTGCTTGTAGGCTTCGGGGACGTTGACGATCTGCCCCATGATCGCCGGGGCTGCAATGGCTTCCTGGACCATCTGGGAGAGGTTCGCCGCCCTCTTCTCCTCGGAGATGGGCTGAGTGCTCCCCGGATGAACCGAGACTGAGAGTCCATTTTGGATGTCCCCTCGGGTGAACTTCTCCGCGACCCACACCTTCGCTGCCTCCTCACCTGCGATCTGGGCGATCTTCTGCTCGTCGTAGAACTGCGCCTTCAAGGCGATCTCGTTGAAGCAGACACTCGCCAAGAACTCCTCTACCGCTTCCCGCTTCTCGGTGAGTCGAGCTTGGACCCACTGGCCTACCTCTCTGGATTCAGTTGCCGTCGTCCCTGACTTCATCGCTCCGAACATCTGGTTTTGACCCAGACCGAAAGCTCTCTCGAAATCCTTCTCGATGATGGCGAGATGGTTCGCGAGGTCATAGACAGCCGAGGAAGTTGGAATCTCCCCGATGGCAGCTTGAAGACTCTTGTTGTTCAAGCCTTGGAATCCGATGGCAACAACTTCATCGGTAGAAGCCAGCATCGAATCCATCTCTGTTTGGTCGATAGCTGTCTTGTCGTATCCGATGAACTTGCCCATCTTGCGGATGGTGTCACCTAAGAGACGGGTGCGGAGAAGTCTTTCTTCGAGGAGGATGTCGTTCGCCTGCTGAATGTCGGATACGGTAAGAATTCTCTCACCAAGATCATTCCAGCGGAGACAAGACACTGGACATCCAACGTCATATTGGGCTGCGACTTCACGGAGCCATTTTTCATGTCCATTTGCGAAGACCTTGTAATCCCATGTTCCATCGCGGTTGCGAAGGTAGCCGAGGTAGAGACAAACGAACTTCTTCCTTCCTTGGCCTGAAGGAGAATCCCAGTGCGATTTGAATCGGACTGATCCCGTTGCTTTGAGGTAGAGATCTCCGAGTTCCATTGACGGCTGAAGATTGGCTGTATTCTTCAGGTAGGGATCTTCCATCACAGCATCGTAGTCGGCTACGACTTCACGGAAGATCCATTGAGCATCTTCGATACCGGAGCAGCAGGGATCCACCATGATCTGCTTTGCAGGTACGTGACGAGAGCAAACCTCATCGACGTACTGAGCATCGGTCATTTCGAAAGTGTATTCCAACGGGTCATAGGTCGCGGAGTCAGTTCCCAAAGCCTCTTCCGCCAGCATCTCCGAAGTGATGAGTCCAAGGTTTGGGTTTCCTTGAATCATATCCGCGATCTTGTTTCGACGAGCACGAGCACGCTTCGCTTTGTCAAAATCACTCTCGTAACCAGTCCACATCCACGAGAAGCCTGTCAACGAAGTGTCCTTGATACACCGACGGACATGACGCTTCTTCGTGTAGTTCTTCATCCAGTCATCATTTTGCATGACTTGGAAAAGATGAGCCAGCTTCTCACTCCGGCCGGTACCGGGTTCAATCACGAAGTAAGGAGCCTGACCAAAGACCTGAGCTATCAAAGACTGGGTATAGCTGTAGACTCGGGCAGGAGTGATAAACCTGCCCATCAAGGAATTTGGGTCATCACCCATTCCTGAAGAGTAATGGTAATCGGTCCTCTCGTACTGACTGTAGGCAAAGTCCCACCACTCTTCCGCGCAAGCTTTTCGAAGCTCGATATAAGCTTCAATCTGGGACTTGTAATAGCCCGGAGTTCCGCGTTTCATGTCATTGAATTGGACCTGAAACTCGTTGGGCTTACTAAGCAATTCTGGAACCGGCATAGTTTCTACCTATTGCGCCGTTTGATCGTTCTTTTCTAAGGACAGACAGTTGACGAAGGATTCCGATATTCGTCGGCGGCTTCGGACGAGAATCTTCCGAACGTGGAGCTGCGGGATTGTAACCCTGCGTATAGACATCGGCTAAACAATCCAAAATGTCATCATGTTTCGCTGCTCCAGGAACGTAGACCTCTGCTTCCGCGATGATCGCATTATACTTAGATCCCTTTGGAATGAAAACCTTATGGCTCTCGACAGGGCCTTGTAGGACGATAATTCGTCCTCCCTTGGTCTTGTCTCCTCCATGCTTTGCATCTTCGACACGGTAGATGATCCCTGTCTCTGCTGTGTCTTGCATGAGCCAATGCTTGATCGTCTTTTGAAACTGAATCGTTTCAATGATGATCTTTCTTGGATTCCATCTCTGATTATGCCTCTTGATCCATTGAACTAGTTCAGGTCCACTCGGATGACCGCGATCCATATCGACGACGTAGATATTACCTTTCCAGTCTCGACAGGCCGTAAGGACAACCGCATAATCATTGGCGGTATTGGTATCGCAGTTCGGATCAACCGAGGTGAAGTAAAGATAGTCCAGCGGTGTCCCGTCTCTGTCTCGCTCTGGAAGTAAAGGTTGTAGTTTTCCGTCTGAGCCGAGAAGGACATCATAGCGTTGGAAATCTTCCCCTCGAAAGACTCTCGTTCCTCCCGGGACTGGAGAGTTCATGTAGTTTGCCCAAAACAGATGAGAGCCTTCTGACTTGATCTTTTCGAGTAGATCCAACGTAAAGGCTTCCGGCCATAGCGGAGTCCCGTCTTCTTTGATGGCAGCAAGAACTAGCTTCTCTACAGATCCCGCATACTCTCCTTCATCGTTCAGAAGCATCCCGTAGGCGTCATCGTAGTGCCAACGAGTTCCTACAATAAAGACTTTCTTCATCCCTCTTACTTTGAGAAGAGGATTCAGCGTTTTGTAGAAGACTTTGACTTGATCCAACTGCTCCTGAGTTTCTGAATTTTTGTCGATGACAGTATCATCAAGAATAATGACATCGAAATGATACCCCACAACGGAGCTATCAATAGAGAAAGCCACCACTGAAGGCACGCGATACGGCTTCTTTCTTTTAATGGTGATTTCATGCTCTCTCCAAACTGATGACTCATTCTTAGGATCTTCGAAGCAAACATCCGGAGCGATGGCTTTGAGAAGTTGATTCGACTCGAAGATGGCTTTGATGTCTGAAAGAATCGCACACGCTGTTTGTCTCTTAGCGTGACAGATCCCGATAGAGATCCCTGGGTACTTAAGCAGGAGTCGAACTGTATTCGCAACGGTGAAGATAGAGGTCTTACCATGACCACGAGGAGCGAGAAGTAATCTCCATCGAGCTGTGCTTGTATCTCCTGCTTCGATATAAGGACAGAAAACCTTCTTATGAACTTCTCTTGAAAAGAACTTCCATTCCAGGATGTTCTCCATCAAAAAGAAGAGGTCATTCGCTGCTCTCTTTCGAAGAGCTATCAATTCCTGAAGGGTCACGTTTCCAGCTTCTTCACGTCAAGTCCATGAAAGCAGTAGGAAATAACCGACATAGCTGTCATCATTTCCTTCGCAGTAAAACGCATCGGAGGGATATTGTAGGCTACCGGTTCCGTACCCTGCATCCCATCCCGACAACTGATGAGCTGATTAATGGCTTGATCGAAGTCATTAACCGTAATGGCCTTCAGAAGAGAAATAAGGAAATGGGTATTGTTGTTTATCAGCGCTTCTTCATTGATAATCATATTAGACCTCCGCCATCGCTCTTGAAAGTTCTGCCTCTTGTTCCTTGGTCAAACCCGAAGACGTGACATTCACTTCCTTCTTATCTACCCTCATCCCCGTCATGTCGATCCAAAGCTTCAGGAACTCCCGAAACTCCGCAGTCCCCGTTGCTTGACTCATCCACAATCCTGTCAATTTCATCGTCAGGGACTTCAACATTTCCTTGTCGGGAAGATCCTTCTGCAACTCCGTCTGCATCTGCCCACGGAGTTTGTCCAGAGTCGCTTCCATAGCGTCCGTATCCATCTTTAGCTTTGGGGCCTCCGAGGACGTTGACAAGCTCTGGAATTGCGGTCGCCCAGGGATAGTAGCCCCTCTTGTTTGGTTCAAGACTTCTATCGCTCTTGACCGGATGGAATTCTGATTCATCAGCATCAATCTCTCTTGGCATCATCCTTCCGTTTCCATCAGCGTAAGCCCGAAGCCAAACATCGGTACACCAACGGAGGAAGAATTCCCGTTCAGCTACAGTACCAAAATTGAAGTTCTTTTCATAATAGAAGCCTGCTCGACACTTGATCGAAGTGGTTGGGATGAGTGTATAGAACACATCATCCTTCGATCTCATAATCCTCATCCTGATTCGTAGATCAAGCAGTCCGAATCTCACAAGAAGACACCCCATAAGCACCGTCTTCTTCGAAGACATGTACTCCTTGTAGAAGGCATCCCTCATCTTCAAACTAATGGGAATCACTTCACAGAGCTGTCCCCAATCAAACCTTCTAGGATCTTCTGCGAAGAGCTTCCTTCGCTTCGCTAAAGCACGAAGATTATCAGCATCATCCATATTGACATCATCCTGAGCACCAGCTTAGTCTTGATTTCTCTCTCTTTTCGAGGTACTACGTAATGGAAGAGAGCGGACTTTATCCTTCCCTGTCGGGAGAAGGACATCAACCAAGTCTTCAGGCGAAGTGTAGCACTAGATTCCGATTAGAGAGTTCTAGAAATTGTAGAACGGTCGGAGGGTAGCCTCAACAACAACAACACTGAGGCTACCCCCGGCTCACCCCGAAGCCACCCTCCCCTGCCGGGTACCCACCACCCACCATCCATCGTGGGTCTGCCGGATCCAGCCTACTAGATCTAGAGGTACCGACTAGTCTCTAGAGGGTTAGATCTTGGATACAGGGTCCCAGGATCGACGGGGAGAGGGGGAGCTACCCGAACATCATCCAGGGATCGGGACGGCTCATAAGGCTTCGTAGACGAGAAGAGAGGTAGTCGCTCCGATCCCTGCGCTTTGGGGCTCCGGGATCGTTCGCTCGGGAGAGGATGAAGAGGATCAACTAGACAACCCGCTAATCCTCGATCTCGTCTCGCATCTTCCGAGATCAGTAGCTCTCTTATCTTGCTTGCTCTGCTGTCGATCTCCATCGACGAGATCGGCGATCTTTCGATTATCGTTTCCTCCAGGTTACGCTCTTCTCGGATGGTAACGACGAGACCACTATACATTGTGGGTCGATCTCGGACACACAAGTAATGGTATACAATGATTCGGCACGATGGTTGCTATACTTTCATCGTCGAAAGACAGAAAGGTAACGTCATCATGACATACGAAGAATGCCTAGACGCGATCGTGACGAAGGAAGAAGCAAGGCGAGAGATTCTGGCACACCACGCAAGCTTCGAGGAATTCCTCGTCGAAGCTGGCGATCGGGACGAGTACGAAGCGATGACAGTGCTCACGTGGTTGGGATACTGAAAGGAAACGAACATGAAGACAGCAGCGACACCAACGGAGCGGGTCTACGCCGCTCTCAAGCGATTGGTTGACCAGTTTGATGGTGATCCCGATTGGGACTTCAACACGCAGCAGGAAGCGTACGAACGCGCCAGAGCGGCCCTCCGAGCGTACGAGGATGAAAAGTTCCCGGGATAACTCCCCCACGGGGTCTTAGTGCTCTCAACATGAAAGGCAACCTGCAATGAAAACCGAAACCTGCTCGCACGTCCAACGCTGGAAACACCTCGGGACCGTAATTCACGGGACGCTTCGGTCCGAAGACCTGATTGATGCATTCTACCCTTTGCTTGAGGAATTGGACCCAGCAACGGCAGAGCGTCTACACAGGGAGTACGATCCAGCACTAGACACCGAGGAAAGAGACAGCGTGGCCTATGCCGATGCGGCGAGCGCCTTGGAATCCGAATTGTTCAACGCTTTGGACTCCTGCGCTCCCCTGTTCCTATACTTCGGAGCGCTCGAAGGAGACGGAAGCGACTTCGGGTTCTGGTTCAATTCCGACAGCTTCCAAGACGCTCAACGTTTCGGAGTCGTGGCATCCGGTTCAGAACTGCCAAACGAGCCCAAGGACGGGACCACGGAATTCTGCGTCATCTCCGACCGCGGCAACGTGACGCTGTACGCGTGGTGCCAGAAGCACGGGTGGCAAGAAGTCTACGGGATCGTGTGATCCCACTAGACTACCCATACCATCGGGACGCGTCTGGGGACTTCCTATTGAGTTTGAATCTGAGCATAAGCTTAGAAGACGGAGAAACACGTGCAGCGAACCAAAATCTCCGGTGCGTCAACGGCAAGAGCGGCGAGACCATCTTACATAGACATCTCGGATCGAATTTACTGCGCCAAGTGTGTCGGGTGGGCAACCAAATCAGGAATGACGGTTACCGAGATGGAAGACGAGGAAACAGAAGACGAAAAAGTCTTCCATGCTAAGTGTTACGTCTGCAAGCTTCGGTTCTGATTCGATCGCGCCGTGGTGCTCTCAACATGGAAAGGAACGCAATGAGTCCCACCAATAGGCCCTGGATGTGCGAACGCGGTCGGATTATGGACGTGAACAATTGCATCGT